CGTAGTTCCGCCAGCGGAACGATGCACACCGGTTCGGCATGTTCGTTACAAAAAACAGCCGCACCGTTGACAACGGAGGCCGACCCGGCGGCTGACACCGTGAACGGCTCATTGTCTTTGACGAAAAGTCGCCATCGCACAGATTGTTGTTCAGACATAAATAAAGTCCTGTAAAGCGGGTTCAATTATCCAGTGGGCGATGAAGAATTGGAAAACCGGCAAACTCACGCTGACCGGCACAGCCGCAACCGAATGGTGAAAAAAGGATTCGATGACCGCTACAAACGCCCTGAAACGCCGAGGCCCACGCTGGTCAGGCCGACTGACGAGACAGGACCGGAGGACGACATGAATCGAGAGGAGCTCGAATCGCACATCAGCGAAACGATCGCAAAGGGCCGGGACTGGATCTACCTAACGATGAATGGCGATCCTGGCAGTTCACGGCAAAGACTACTCGGCCATCACTGGGGTCCGAAGGGATGGGTCTGTGGTCACAAGTCGCCAAACAACATCGTTCGGTTCAACGCACTATACATGCAGGAGTACATGGACGAACTTCCTGCGGAGAAGTTGGCGTGGAATGAGGATGTGGCGTGCGAGATAGCAACGCAGGAGTTGCTAAATGATTAGTGTGACAATCGAAAACCGGGAGGGTTTAACATGGCAAAATTCAAAACGAAGCAGCAGGAAATCGACTGGCTCCGAAGTGAAATCGGAGCCTACCGCGACGAACTGAAAGAGCTGCACGAGACCATTACCGAACTTCGCAAGTCGAACTCGATCAACGATGCGATCGTGAACCGGCTGGGCTCGATCTGCTGGAAGCTATGGCCGGACGGTAGCGACTTGGGAGACTTGATCGAGGCGCTAGTCCAAAATCACGACTCCTACGTCGCCCTGGTTCGGAACAAAAAAGCGTTTGCCGAACTGAGGGTGGACGATGCGGATAAACTTATCGCCAGCCTGCTTTTTGTTGCACGCTGCACCTGTAATTCCAGCAACGCGAACTACCTGGGAGGGGAGAAGTTGTTTGTCACGATGGAACGCATTCTCAAACAGGCGTGCAAAGAGATTTCATCGCTGGTGATTGGGGACCGCGGATTGCTTCGGGGCAGCCAGGATTCGCAAGTCAGGGATCACGTTGAAGAATTTAGGAGCAAACACGCATGAATTGCTACGACTATGCCCCGACGCGCCGCCCACCGAAATTCGCGACGCTCCCGGTTGGGAGTTGATCGAGACCGGTCGCAACATGAGTTGTCCAGGCGGACCCGACTTGCCGTGCGGGAACAAGCCGTTCGGCGTGAGATATCGCCGGCGGTTGTCGGCGGAGGAACTGGAAGACTACGAACTAGAGCCTCTTGACAAACGGGCACCGGATTAACGAACTAGGTCTGCGTGCGGCACGGCATCGCAATGCGGTGCGATAGGAGCGTGCCGTGGCCAAACGAGAGCCGTCCAGACTGCGACTAAAAGCTACTGCTGGTTAATTTCGCGACGCGGACCTATTTTTGCAGGAGAAGCCATGAAACGAAGATACTTTGTTCATTTTGAAATCACTCGGAACTGCATGGAGGCGGGGATTCGCAAGCCGGGTGATACGGAATCGGACGTGTTTGACAACTTGGCCATGAAGTTGCGCCAGAACCCAGGCGTGTTTCAAATGGTCCAACAAATTCTCGATGGCAAAGCCGACAAGGTGTTGATTGGTGTCGGCCGAGAATACGACATATGAAACGAGCCCCAATCCGTGAACGCCAGCCGAGTCAGCAATGAAAGCGAAACCTTTACGGGCAACACCTAGCGGTTACGAGCCTTGCAACTCGTCGGATGCAACACACATTTTGCTCCATTTACCAGGTCCGTTGCCGAACCGCATTCTTCCCGTGATGATCGGCGGCACGCGACGCGGCACGCCGAACTGGACATGGAATGGCAGCATCGACAGACCAACCGTAAAACCGTCCGTGTTGACGCGAGGCGGCGATGAACACGGCGAGCATATTTGCCATTCGTTCATCAATGATGGTCGCGTGCAGTTCCTCGGTGATTGCACCCACGAGTTCGCTGGGCAAACGCTAGACCTGTTGGATGTAGAGTGACGAATGAAGAGTCCCCATACCCGAACGAAAGCAGGAGCGACGGCCATGCGAATCAATGTTTACAGTCAGGAATTGACAAGCGAAGTCATTCAGGTTGAAAAAGAAAGCAACACCGGCATTGTGTACCATGCGGCACAGTTGATCTTGCATTCATCGCCGCTGCTTCACCACCCGCCGGCCGACGATGACCGCAGTGCGGTTACGTTCTGGTTGCCGAAGTCGCAAGAGCGGCGGGAGGCAATCGCAAGAGCATTTGAGCAGCTTGCAGCGATTTTCCGCACGGCACCGGCAGGGACCGGGCTAGATTAGGTTGAAACGAGTCCCAATCCCCGAACGCCAGCGGCGAGTCTCGGAAGGGCTGCAGTTGGTTGAGGAACTTGAGGCATCCGACCGCCTGGACTCGCTGCACTTCCGTGAGCTGGCTGATTTCGTGAGAAAGAACAGCGAATGACCACCCCGACGCTTGAAAGCAGCCGCTGGACGCTGATGGCTGCGGTTGATCGGATCGAAAGGCGTAATGCGGCATGTTGAAGTTTGGCAGTTTATTCACCGGCATCGGCGGATTTGACCTCGGCTTTGAGCGATCTGGAATGCGTTGCGAATGGCAGGTTGAAATTGACGACACATGCACGTCTGTTTTGCGGCGGCACTTCGACCGTCTCGATTTGAAGCGAGGAACCGATGTCCGACGCGTTACAACAGCAGACCTTGTTCGACCCGATTGGATCTGCGGAGGATTCCCCTGCCAGGACCTATCGGTGGCTGGACGACGTACTGGATTGGCTGGCGAGAGAAGCGGACTGTTCTTCGAGTTCATGCGCATCGTCCGTGAATTCGCTCCCGACGGGGTTTGTATTGAGAACGTCCCCGGCCTTTTGTCAAGTTGGAGTGGCGACACGCCGAGTTCGCTGGACATGCGACCGGGACCCGGACGGGAATTGGTACTGGAAGAAACAAGTGATTTCTCAACCGTCCTGGCTGCCCTTTCGGAATTGGGGTATGGGACCGCGTACCGCGTTTTTGACGCTCAGTGGTTCGGAGTCGCCCAGCGCCGCAAGCGTGTGTTCATTGTCGGATGTCTTGGAGACTGGCGACGTGCCGCCGAAATACTTTTTGAGCGCGAAAGCCTGCCGTGGGATTCTCCGCCGAGCCGAGAAGCGGGGCAGAGAGTTGCCGCCAGCCTTACACGCGGCTCTGCAAATGGTAGCGGAGTCAACGAACCTGGAAGGCGAAGAGAGGACGACGTGAATATCGTAGCGGGAACATTGCAGGCGAGCGACGGCGGCATGGGAACACCCGACCGTTGCGGAGAGTTGGTTCCGGCTCTCGCACGAAGCGTCACGACGCGAGAGGGACAGCGGATGGGGTGCGATCAAGACACGTTCATCGTCGGCCCCCTGGCGGCGCATAGCAGCGAACACGGTCACGCGATGACGACGCAGCAAGCCGCTGAATGCGGTCAGTTAATTACTCACACCATAAGCGCCGAAGGCCACGACGCCAGCGAAGACGGAACCTTTGCAGGAAACCAGATGGCAGTCCGTCGCCTTACGCCGCGCGAATGCGAGCGACTCCAAGGCTTCCCCGACGACTGGACACGCTACGCAGACGACGGCAAGGAAATCAGCGACTCGGCCCGTTATCGGATGCTAGGCAATGCAGTGGCCGTTCCGGTTGCCGAGTGGATTAGCAAACGAATCATAGACTCTTTTGCCTGACCGAATCAACCAGACCATTTACTGTCACAAAACGAAGGAAATAGGACCGCGGAGGCGAGGGCACACGGATGATGGCGCATAATAGCAACGTGACGAGCTTCGATGATTACCTCGCGCTCAGGCCCGGATCGTACCCTGCGCGCGGTGTTTCGGGGGCAACTCCTTCCGCGGCTCTCGCTCGTGGAGGGAAGCACCACACCCGGCCACTACGAATGGGCAATTTCCAAGTACGACGCCTATCTGCAGCAGCCGGCTCAACTCGACGATCTTCAAGACGATGCCGTGTGGGCGTGTCTGCAATCGCTATTGGCGAGCGGACTGGCTCCGTACACCGTTTCGCAGGTTCGCGACAAACTGCTGTCGCTGTGGCGGTTCTGCAACCGCAAGGGGCTGGTTCCGATTGGGCCGGATGTGCCGCGAATACGGCTCCCGGAAGCAATTCCGCTCGCGTTCACCTTGGACGAGCTACGGCGCTTGTTCGGTTCCAGCGCCCTGGAAACCGGCCACGTCTATCCGGGCGTGCTGGCTGCCGATTGGTGGCCAGCCCTGTTCCATGCGATTTTCGATTCTGGCGAACGAATCTCGGCGGTCTTGTCCTGGCAGTGGGATTGGCTGGGCGCGGCTACGGGCGACGTATTCTGCCCCGCCAATGCACGCAAGGGTCAAAAGCAGCCCAAGACGTACCGACTGCGACAAGTGGCCCTGGAGGCTGTCCTGCGACTGGAGTCCGATTCTCCGCTGATCTTCCCTTGGGCGATGCATCGAGCCACTTTTTACGACCACCTGAAGCGAATCAAGAAGCGCGCCGACCTACCGATGGGCCGCGAATGGTGCTGCCATGCCATCAGAAAATCACACGCGAGCTATCTGGAACTGCATGGCGGCGACGCCCAACGGTCTCTGGGCCACAGCAGCCGGGCGGTGACGGAGCGGTATCTTTCACCGAGGATTTTGACCAATGACCGACACTCATCGAAGTTGCCGGAGGTCTAGCATGTTAGTCGCGCGCGATTCGGCGGTACGAGAAAAGCGTTGAACCGTTGCCCCAGAAAGACACCCTATTGGAAGGCTCCGTATGTCAGAATTTGGATTGATTAAATCATTCGGGATCGATAACGGAGAACTCGACGGCCTGCGCCCGAAAGACTGCTTCGTGCTCGGCTACGAGTTAGCTCAAATCGACCATATGCTCACGACCGGAAAGCCGATTCGGCAACCGGTTCATGCGGACAATCGCGCTAGAATCGAATCTAGCTGCAGAGACGCGGAACGCAGTTTTACCACCGCATGGCTGGAGGGAGATGTGTCCGAGTCGTGGATGCTACTAGAAGTAGAACCACTGGTGGAATGAAATTAGCGAGTCCGTTTCACGGCGTATCCTCCTTGGAAAGGTACTTATATACTTGACTCACACGACTAGGATAATCCGACCGATGCCATCACCAGCCTACTTTTTCTTCCGCTTCGCTTTCTTAGCTTCCAGGGCTTCTACTTCGGCCTTGGGAACCTTAACTAGCTTTTTGAGTAGCTCTGTCGTTTCCTTGACGCCTTTCGGCTTCCTCGTTGCCATGATTCACTTTCCACAAAAAAGACCGCATGAAGTGCCAACCAAGTCGTCCGGTTGGATGATGTTGAATAATTCACCTTGCCTGCGACGTTCTAGGAATCCTGCGATCCATCGTGCTCGCCGTTCCTTGATCGCTTCGGCCTTCGCAAGAAGCGAATCAAGCGGCTTGTCTTTACCAATCAGCTTGAACGAACTGGCGTGCTGTGTGGACAGCTCCAGATCAACGCCCCTTTGGAATGCCTCCGGGTGCGTTTCGTGTAGCCAGATCCACTCATATTGCCGCTGGTTAAAACAAATGTCACAGTTTGGACGACTCCGCCCGGAAAACAACGTGTTCCATTCCCATTCCGGCATATCAACAGGCTTTGTCCCGCCAAGCTGCCGAACGCGATCGACCATCCAAGGCCAAATGAATTGCGGTGGAAGCAATCCCTCCGAGGCAACCAATGCCCATACGTCACGAATTGACAGTGATTGCTCTTGCAGGGGAAATCTGTACGTCTCGCGGCGACTTGGGGTCATTCCGCTGATACGGTCTGACTCGTCGGCTCGCAACCCCAGATACAGCGTCGCTTCCGACTTGCCAAGCCAATCCCGCATAGGAAATATCTTCGCGTACTTCGTACAAAATCGCCTGTGGCGAGACGGTAACATTCCTTGCTCAGTAACGATTTCGGTGAGATCATCTCCGCACTTCACGATTGTCCCGATTCTCGCCTCGACTCGCTCAAACCATTCAGTTACTTCCGGCAGATCCCAGCCCGTAACATGGTGGACGAATTCATACGGCAACCCCGGTTCATTGGCCAGCATCACGATCGCAGTTGCCATCGAATCTTTGCCGCTGATTGGGATGATGTGCCGCACGTTACTTGATCCCCATGAAACCGGCATCATCTTTCGCCGTCAAAGTTCGGTAGGTCAATCT